TATCATCAACTTGTGGTTTTTCCTTTTTAATAGGCGCCTTTTCGACTTCCACAATATCACTAGAGATATTCAAAGCTTCATCAATAGGATCAAAGTTAGACATTACTTAAGATCTTCCTGTCTAGTTGGACTATATGTAGAACTATCACTGAAGAACGTTGTGGTTTCAGAGAATCCAAAATCATCTTCGGGTCCAGCAGTGATTGGATCGGGAGTAACGGTATATCTTACTTCGCGCTTCGCAGTCTGAATATTTGTATCGTTGTACATATCCACTTGAACCTTCTTGATAAGACCATCGGAAGATTCGGCAACAGGACCAAACAAATAAGTTTTTGCTGTGAACTGTAAAGTATATATTAAGGCACGGCGAGTAGAGAAATCTCCTTCATAATCATCTTGAAAAGAAATGCTATCTAATACAACAGGAATATCTTTCTTTTCGTTGATTGAATCTACTAAGTCAACAGTCAAATTAAATGATGGTTGGAAGTATGGTAGAATTTGCTCAATAATCTGAAGTGAATCATCATTCAACTTTGTCAAGATATTGAGTTCAAATCCAATATTATATGGAACAGGCATAAAGACTTTCTTTACATTGCCATCATCATCACATGCCTTGAAAGTCTGAGTAATACCAGTCTTTCTGGTTGGATCATATGTAATTGAATTCATCTCAAATGACATTCTAGGCAGAGTAATTTGAACTGCCTTGTTCAAATCTGCCTGCTGCTCTAATCTAGCAAGAAACTTTTGTACGGGACCATATGCCAGAGGCACTTTCATCTGACTGATGCTCTGACCATCTTTATTTTGATGTCTGATATTGATATCATTAAAGACAGTACCAAACGCAATAATTGTACGTCTGATGATTTCGTGGTAATAGTATGTGCCTAACATTAGTATGAACCGAATGGATTAGATTGTGAGAAGTCAAGGATTAAATCTGCTTCTGCTTCTATTTCTTCATTAGAAGCATATTCATCATATATATCATCTTTATTATATGAACCAACTGCGTAGACAGTAGATGAACCAACTCCAGTAACGAGTTCTCCAGGAATAAATCCCTTTGCAGTTGTTCCGATACCAACGTTTGATACCTTGAGTATCTTAGTATCGAGATCCCACTCTTTGACTCTACCCTGCGTTCCGCTGATAGAACCATTGACCAGTTCGTTGAAGTTGTAGTTACCAGTGGTGCTGATGAAAGGTGGAGGTGTGATACTGACGGTAACAACACCAACCATTCCAGAACCAGGATCTGTAATTTGAATCGTATCGACAGAAAGACCAACCAGTGCGTTCTTCATTATAGGAACGGCAGTTGGAACAGAAACGCCTACACCAGTGGTTATAAAGGATATAGAAGGTGCAACAGTGTATCCTCTTCCCTCTTCCGCTATACTTATTGCAGTAACACCACGGAGTGTCGTTTCTACGCTACATGTAGCGGCAGCACCACTTCCTCCTCCACCACTAATTGTAATAGTGGGTGCTTGTGTATAACCTTGACCAGCATTGGTGATTCTTATACTCTCAACAGAGAATACTCCAGCTCTTTCAGTAGTAATCGCAACAGCAGTTGCATTTACGTTTCCACCGCCAGATGGTGCTGTTCCAATTGCGACAGTTGGAGTTGATGTGTATCCAGAACCATCATCATTCAAGAATATGTTTCTAACATATCCAGTATTAACTGAAGGAGTTGCCGTTGCGGTTACACCAGAACCAACCAGTTGAAGTGTAGTAATATATCCTTCATCCTGTACCGTCTCGTCAATCTCTTCAATACCAGTGTTGATAACTTCATCTTCATATTCGAAGAGTTCGCACTGTATTTCATAAACATAAGTTTTACCCAACTGATAGAAGGGTTTCTCATGTTCTACGAACTTAATTTCAAAAAGTCTTTGTCCTAGTGGGAAATATACTAAGTCTCCTTCTCTTGGTCTTGATGCAAGTTCTACTTCAGCATCGTCTGCCGCATCAAGGAATGGACTAATAAAGTCTTCAAATCTCTCTTTTGATATTGTTAAAGTTACTTCGTCTCTCAGACTGACACCAAACTTTGTAAGAACATCACCAGCACCAGAATATCCTTCATAAGTGTTGACGTATGCTTCTAGTGCAAAATTATCATCAAATTTAGAAGACTGAACTTCTTTGATAATAGTTTGCTTTCTTACAAACTTTCTTGGTATGTAAGTAATCTCAACACCATAAATTTGCAGTTGCTCATTGATGAGATCCTGAATCAGTCTTTGTTCTGATTGTGCTCCTTGGAGGAAGAAGGGATTTAGTGCCATTATCCAATAAAGTCGAGAGGTGGTAATTCATAATCCATGCTCATCTTGGATTTTATTTCATCCAATTCTTTTTCTGCGTCTTCATAAATCTCCCTACCATTCAGTTCAATACCACCTGGCAGTTTGACACCTCTGAATTTGATGAGGTTCTGTCCCCACTGTCTCTTAATGAGTGCAGTAAGATATCTCTTTACAAAAGAATCGTTATAGATCTTTGCAAAGTTAGCAGGGTCAAGTGCTCTAAAGCAATCAATGATTATGAAGTCTCCAGCAGTGAACTCGGCAAAATCAACGTCCAAATACAATCTGTTTTGATTTTTGGTAAATCTGATTTGCTTATCAGTAGTGAGAAGATAATCAATATCAGAAAGATATGTCTTTACCATTGAATACTGTAGAAGATCAATTGAATTGAAATTATACATATCATTCAAAAACAATTGATATTTGACACTGAACATGCTGCCAGATATCTCACTTGTATTAAATTTGAATACCTTTTCAATGCCGATTACAGGATCGGGAACTTGAATATAATTTGAGTTTTCGTAAAAAGTTGAGGTAAAGTTACCAGAACTATTTGTAGAAGTGCCTGTTGTAGTTACAATTCCAACACCTGTTTCACTGTTTACTGATGTTGTTCCAGATGTTAATCCACGCCCTCTCTCAATATCTGTTGCAGTAATCTTGTGCTTGAGATACATTCTTTCAACACCATCAAAGTGGCGTTCGTTGAAGAATTGAATCGTATCATCTACAAGATCATCAATCTGATCATCATCTACGTTAATCTCCAATACAGGAGCACCCAATCTTCTTAGGCAGTAATCAATTAATTCTTGTCTTGTCGTTGGTTTTGCCATTTTTTATCTATTCATACGTAGATTGGTGCTTCTCTTTCAGTTCTTGATAATCTTGCGTCAAAGTTTGTAACTTTGCTTCTAATAATATAACTTGATTTGATAATTGCGATACTTTTTGATTATATAGAGTAATCAATGCATTCACGTCAACTTCATCATTCATCAATAAGATCCTCCATCTAATGTACTAGTCCAAGTAGGAACATTTGATGAATCAGTAGTCATAACAAAGTTTGATGTACTAATTCCAGAACCAGGTGATACTGTTGATGTTTGGAGACCATTTACATCAAAGTAGACCATACCATTCAAGTTATAGTCACCAGTCTGATAATAAATTCCTTTAATATCTAGGTAACCTCTAGTACCAGTTACAACGTCACTAGTAATAGTTGCTTCAGGAATATAAGTCCAAGATCTCTGAACAGCAGAACTACCAGAGTTTGTTGTGTCAATATATCCAAAGAATCCCTTCTTAGAATTACTAGCACCCTCACTGGTGTTGTAATGGAATGCAACACCTCTATCAGTATTTGTATCTACATTTACTGTGAACAGAAGTTGAGTTTGAGTTGAAATACCAGCAGTGGTTACATTGCTGATAGAAATAATTTCAGTAGTTGCATTAATACCAGTAATGGTTGTACCAGCACTAATAGAAGCACTACCCTCAACTTTATCTCCGGTATTAAGACCGACAACAGAGTCAATCGTTATAGTTGAAACTCCAGCTTGAACTGTTTGTGTTACAGTTCTTGTTGTTGTAGTGAGACCTAAAGTAATAATAGGTTCAGTAATTGTTAAATCATTTGAATTAACAATCGTCGAGGTTCCATCGACTTGCAGGTTACCCTTGATGATAACAGTACCATCACTATCCAATCCATCAGGATATGGATCAATGTATAATGTATCACCACTGGTTGTTCTAATTAAATCTGTTGAGATTCCAATATTATTAATCGCAACACCATAATTAAAAGTAGCTGGTGCATTAAGAAATAATGGTTTGTTTATATCAATTGCAGCACCTTCAAATACTACCCTTCCATTCCCATTAGGGTCCAGTATAATATTCCCGTTAACATTAGTTGATGATACAGTATTTCCATCAAGTCTTAAGTTATCAACATTGAATTGATCAACTTTTCTATCACTATCTAATACAACAACTATACCACCATCAGTGTTAACACTATTAGTTACAGCAGCAATGGCACCAGGAGTGTGGTCCATCATTGATGTATAATAACGACCACCTACAGGAACTATGTTCGGTGATGATGCATCATTATGACCGATGTAAAGTCTATCTTTATATTGGTCAGCACCACCAAAACTACCAACACCAGAGATGTGCGCTAATTCACCATAAGCAATTGTTGTTGGTAACGCAGAACCTGATGATCTTTTTAGTTGAATTTTGGTTGCCATTAGAAGACACCACCATTAATAGTTAAGGTTTGATCGTTTCCAGTAGTTAAAGTATTAGTTCCTTCAAACTTCTTAGAAGTGTTGTTGTAAACCAAAACTGTTCCATCTACTGGATTACTAATCGTGACATCACTCAATTCTGCTAAAGAACCTCCCTGAGCGCCGCCCAAGGAGGAAGTAACTTTAACTGCTGGTGATTGACCTACTCTAACTTTAATATCAGCCATGAACTGAATATAGGGAACCTAGTATATATTTATATCGTCGGTGCTCCCATCCTACCTACAACTTCTTGTTGTTTAAAATATAATTTGATATAACACTTCGCAAGTTCTCTTAAAACCCTAGGATCATCGATATCATCTACGTCTCTCGCCAGTTTTTCATAGGCAAAAGACTTATTCATTGTTTCTAATGAAATATCATCAGGATTCATTTCCATTTAAAATCTCCTTTACTAATGACTTTAGTTCATCAATCTCTTTTCTCATTTCAGATAGTTCTCTTTTTTGAGAGGATCTTCTTTTGAGAGAAGAGACATATTGATTGTATGCCACATTATCACAATTGACTATGGCACCAGTTTTTTCATCTCTGTAAAGATGCTGGTGCCCTTCAACTCTTATCATCTTACAGCAATAGTTCTAAGGTCTTTAATTCTTGGTGCATGAGCCTGACTTGTACCTGCCATAATTAATTTGATTCTATATCCAGTGAATAGATCCAAGTTATTCGCAGTAAATTCGTACTCTAAGAATTGATTTTCAAGACTTGCTGGTACGAATACATCAGATCTTCCGCTATTCTTAAGAGGATCAGTAACTTGCAATTCTCCACTTGACGATAAAATTGTATTATCGTAACCAGGGAACAACTCAAACTCTTGTTCTACTTCAGAAGAATCTGCTCTTACAAGACTATAAAGTGCTCTTATATCAGCAGTGGAGTGTCTATAAGCAGCAATTATGAGTTTCAGTGTTGTTGCTGGTTGAGTAAGATTTACAACGTTAGAAACATAAACACCTGCGTTAGGATCAAAGAATAGTGAGTTAACTCTATTGTCTCCCGCATAGTCAGTAACTGGATTGTTTACACGACTATTTCTGAATTCTGTGTATGCAGCATCAGTGTAAATTATAGGAGAAAGATTATTATCAGATGTAGTTAAAGTTACTGCAGTAGTAAATGACTTACTTCTAGGAAGACCAGAGAGATGTAAATTCTCATTTACTTGAGAAGCAACTACTCTAGTAGAACTCAGTAGATTTACTTTGTTGAGTTCAACGTCCTCAAATCCACTATCTACAAAGGAAACTTCAGATCCATCAACACTAGTTCCTGTTACAGTTCTAATCTTAGCAGTTGCAGATGTAGAAGAACCAGGTGTAGCAATATAGTAATTGGGGATCAATGAACCAAACTGAATGTTCTCAGATGCCTTGATATTAGTTCCACCAAGATCTGCTTCATTATTAAATGAAAGCTCAGGTGCTCTTGAAGTCAGATTATCACTGCTTCTATCTACACCAGGTGATACTCTGTTAATCCTGACATGATAATGATCAAGTCCAATATCAATATTACTAATATCGTGTGTGGTGTTAATTCTTCTCAGAGAAACACCATTCAGTTCATATTTGGAAACCTTTTGATTATTAGAGTGTTCAATTGTTAATGTAGAATCAATACCTCTACCATTTGTTGCAATTTCAAGAACACCTGCACTTACTGCATCATATGCAATGATTTCATTCTCAATCAATACATATCCAAGATTAGTTGCACTTACAGGCATTCCTTCAAAGTTGGCAAAATTGGAAGAATCTGTTACATTGATAATATCAACTTCTTGAGATGTTAAGTCGGAAGAAAGTGTTGTTGGTGCAATATTAGTTTGTACGTCACTAATGATCACATCATTAGTATCTGAGTACATACCATGATCAAAATGATTGACTTTCAGATATTCACCAGAATTAACACCACCGGTTTCGGTGTAAGAAAGAATGGTAGTATTGGCAAGTGAAACTAAAGTTCCAACATCATCTCTGAAACTTACTCCAATACCAGTTGTAAAGGTATCACCTTTAATATCACTCAAGTAGAGAGTATCTACACCAATTTTAGATGTAATGTTTATTCTTGCACCAGAACCAGTAGCAGAAGAAACAGTGGATGTTACAATACCAACTATATCACCTTGTTGATATCCATTTCCGTGTTGAATATCAGAACCATCAACAGCTCTAGATACTCCAGTAATAACACCATCCGCATCAGCAGTAATATTGAGTTTTAGACCAGTTCCTTCACCAACAATATTATAAGTATCAACCATTGTATCGGATACATAACCTGTTCCGCCAGAATTGACACTAATATTGGCAACGGAACTACCCGTCCCAACAATAGTCGCACTTACAAAATCTTCAGAACCAACAACCTTTCTACCAGTAACCAGAGTATTTTGAGTTACTACATCATACGCAGTAGTGATACCCAGTGTTCGAGTCTTAGGCAGAGTGGTAACTGCATTGTTACCAAGAACCTGAACATAACCATTGCTCTCATCCAGAGTTGGATTATAGAAGTAGGCAGTACCTGAGGTGGAAGTGAAGTTCGCCTTATACAGTTTGAACTTAAGATCTTGATACTGGTCAGCAGTCCAGATTGTTCCGTTCTGTGACTTGAACAAGCTACCCAGAGCAAATTGCTTGGTATATCTAACTGCTTCAGCGTCAGGCAGTGACTGAGTATTTACAGTGACCTCACCCATGCGAGCGCACCACAGTTCATACTCATCACTTGCCTCAGATACGATAACAATCGCATATTCTTTTGATGGCTCAAGGAAGATAGGGTATGGGAAGGAAACCTTAGTAGCAATTTCTCCAGTTCTGGAGATAGTGATATCATCAGGTCTCAGTGTAACAGGATCTCCGATAACATCTCTTGTTGGAGTTCCCAGTTCAACAGTTCTAATCTCAACTCTTACTGGGTTGTTGTTGCTGTCCTTATTAGCAAAGAACAGATCAACAGCAGTCAGATATGCTCCGTTGGTATCATCATTTGCTCCTGTAGGATCAGAAGTTGTATCGATGTTACCACCAACTGTGAATGACTGAGCAAGTGGATCGACGAAACGGTTGATAGTTCTTCTGGTCTGAACAAGTTGTCTGACCTGGAAGATACCTTCTGCCTTGTATTCTGTCTCAGCACTTGAAATCAAGTTGCTGCCAGGCAGTGGTTCAGCATTAGTTGGGCTATTTGTAACTCTGAATGACTTAGTACCAGTCTCAATTCTTACAGAAGGTGCTGGGTTAGCATATGGATCCTTCAGGAAGAATGTACCTTGCAGATCACCATAGTTGTCAGAAATCAGTCTGAGATCTTTCAGATAAGCAGTTGTTCCACTTTCTTGACCAACCAACTTCATACCTCTGGTTACATAACCAAAGTATCTACCCTGTGCTTCTTCAGAAAGTGCAAATGTATCAACGTTCAGAACTTTTGATGAAGCACTGTAAGAGGTTTGAAGATTTTCACTCTTTACATATGGGTTAATATTATATGTTAAAGTAGGAGCATTGAATGGTCCTTTCTTATGGTTTGATTGAGCAACTCTAAATCTGATTAAGATGTTGCCTTCAGAATCGGTGCCATGAACAGTTTCACCAACTGTGAACTCACCAGATGCACCATAGTTCTCAAGAGCACTATCACTAGCGATTTCAAGAAGTTTGGGTACAAAATCAACAGATCCATTTCCATCAAAGAATTGATAGAACTTGGTAAGTGGTTTGATGTTTGAGATATCGAACTCAGTATTCCTTGATCTCATGAATGCATCATTACCAGAGGAGACCACAACATCCTGTGTGCTGACCTGTGTTACCGTTCCAGCAAAGACACGCCATCCACCACCCAAAGAGATGTTAGAGGCACCACCAAAGACGTTTCTGGGGGGTATCCTGATGGTTCTGACCCAACTATCCTGAGCAGGGTTCAACTCCACACTTCCTGTATAAAGGACTACGTGGAATGGGTTTACATTCTCTACTCTGGTAGCAAGAGGTTGCTCAATCCAACCATTTTCTGTATAATCAAGAGTTACTGCTTTACCAGTCTTCTTAACATTTGAATCAAGAAGATTGAAATTAGTGGAAAGATCTAAGACAGTATCGATCAGTTCTTCAGCTGGTGCTAACTGACTCTTTAAAGTATTTCTACTAACAACTGGAGATAATTCTTGAGATGCTGGTTCAACCTGAGCCTGAGATAATACAGGATCAATAAACTCGTTGTTTCTAAAATCATCAACAAAGAATCCACTCTTAAATCTGTTATTTCCATCTACATCTTGAATTTGTAATGTGGATGTGTTTAACTCAAGAAGTGAAAGTGAAGTAACTCTCTCTAAATTCTCAACTCTATCTTCGATATACCCAATGTCTCTCATGGTATATCTTCTGTTATCTACAAGATCCAGTTGTGCATCACTTGGATTGTAGAGATATGGAGGAAGGGTAACTGTACCAATCTCCATTACTGTGTCAATCTTTGTTGGTGCTTTAGGATCAATACCAGATACACCTTTTTGTACAATGAATGTACCAAACTTATCAATGTAAATCTTATCAATTCTTCCAAGATAATAATCATAACCTAAACGAGAAGACTCGTTTGGAGCAAGAATTAATTTAGGAACCGCTGTGAAAGATCTTGCGGGGAAGTCAAATGGTGAGGATGTGGTTGAGGTGAACTCAGCAACTCTTGGTCTGAAGTCCAGGGTATCAGTTGCCCTTACTTGGTTCTTACCAATGAGTGGAATATCATTTGTAAATCTATCACTATCATAGCTCAGAACGGTGAATACATCGCCATCATCGTCTGTAGGAATTATATAGTGGTCATAGACAACTAACAGTCTTCTAGAAGGAATATTAGAATCTTTCGTTCTAACCAATCTTGAATAATCATAATATTGATCTTTCTGTCCTTTATCTAAACCAAAGGAATTTGTAACATCTTTAAAGTTACCAGTAACAATAGTTTGAATATTGGTAACAATGTTAGATTCATCAAATGTTACTTCCTCACCAGCATTGAACTTTTGAGGAGAAAGATAAACAATACCTAAACGGTTAGCGGATGGTTTGGTAACAACTCTAGCAATTGCCTTAGAATCAGTACCTGTGAAGTTTTCGCCAATTACTGCATTGTTAGTAACATCAGCAGTAGAGGTAAACTCAAATACATCTAAGGTTGGTGCTGATGCGTCAAGACTTTCATAAACAGCAACTACATTAGTTACATCTGGAACATTTAAAGAAATTTCCTCATCCTGAACTCTAAGTCCATAGAACATATTATGAGTAAGTCCATCACCAACTGAGGTGTTAATACCTGTTCCAGACTTAGTATATTTGGATAAATCAATATTAAGAACTTTAGATCTACTAAATTCTTTTACTTTACTTTGAATATTTTGCTTAACTAAAGTTGCATTAATTACAACATTACTTCCATCAGTTAGTCCAGACAGAGTTGCAGTTGTACTATTCGCATTCAATGCGAAACTATCTGACGTTACAGTGCCAATACCACCTCCACTACTAGATACCAAATATCTTTCAGCATCAAAAGGAGTTAAGAATGAATTTGTAATGTCTGGGAAGTCTGAAGTTGATACTGTAACTTGACTACTTGCAATAGTTTTACCAGTAACCTGTTCTGTAACATGCAGTTCTGATCCACTGAGACTTACAGATGCTACATTTGCATCAGGTAATTCAGCATATAAAAATCCTTTATCTTCATTTCTGATTTCGGATACTGCTTTTTTAATTGAAGTGTATGTACCATTTTCAACAGAGACATCAAAAACTCCAGCAACAGCACTACTCAGAGCAGCAATTGTAAATGAAGTTCCACCACTTATTACAGCAGTAACTCTATTCCATCTTCTGTCACCGCCACCACTAGCATAATATGAAATAATATCACCAACTTGCAATTCAGTGTATGCACCCCCATCAGGTGTAAATGTATTACTACCACTGATTGTACCGCCAGGGATGTCAGTGTAGGAAAGAACTGCGGTTGCGGTAAAACCAGGGAATCCGCCACCACTGGCTTGAACAGCAGACTTAATATCTTTAGAATCAAATACTCTAATTTCAGTAATTGTTCTATGACCAGCCTGGAAGTTTACAACAGGAACATCATCAACACCATTGACCTGAATTTGCTCACCAGGTGCAAAAGAACCTGATGTTTGTCTAATTCTAATTGTAGTTGCACCACCACCAACGTTGGTTACAAGGAAACCAGTAGCACCACTACTCTTACCTTTAATGTAAGATCCAACAGGTGCCTGCATTGAAGACAGTTGTTGATTTATTGTCAGTTCAGTATATGTTTGAATATCATATAGATATAAATCAAACTGAGTTGCATCGCCAGCATAAGTGGCATCTGTAGCACCAAAAGAGTAAACTCTAGCAGAACCGATTACAGTACCACCACCATCTACTTGATCGTGAAGGTCAACTGCTTCTCTGTAATGTGGAATACCAGATACATCAAAAACTCTGAGAAGGTTACCCATCTCAAAGGGAATACTTGTTGAAGTTACTTTCTTAGTATCTCTTGGTTTTTCAACGTCTAAAATTTTAGCAGATATAGTTTCTACATCATATCCTCTTACATATGCCTTACCAGGAGACAATTTGACACACATCAAATCATCTGAAGGAGTATTACCTTCATCAGTCAATTCATCACTAAAAAATAGACCATCATTTCCTAGTCTATCATTTAATGAGTTGTGGATTGATGGTTGGAATGGTGTGATTGAATAGTCGCCTGATTCATCATATGTTCTTTCTGCCAAATAATCACGAAGTTTATTATATTCAGTTTTAGTTTCAAGTATTTTAATCTTTCCATCATCTACTCTCAGTAATTCAACAAAATCAGTATCATTAGTATCACTAATGAGTTTTTTGGACAAGGTAAGTCCAATCTTTAACCTATCAGCACCAGGTGCAGCATAGTTAGTGAAACCTTTTGCATTATCATACAACGAAGAATCATCTTTTGCATTAATAAGAGATTCAGTTATCTTAAGACCTACTCTATATGATGGAGTATTTGAATACTCATCAAGAAGAAGAGTTTGCTTAGTTACATTTACAAAGTAACCACGGATGAAGAATACACCATCTCCAATAAAAGCAGCAGATCCAATTGCAGTAGAATTTGAAGCTAATGAAGAAGCAAATACCGTTCCTGCAGCAATTGTTGTATTACCATATACAATACTCTCACTTGCAAAGAAAGATTCATTGTCTGGAAATTGATTGAACTCATAATTATTATCAGAGTCCAAATATTTTACATAAATTGTCAAATCCTCAATGTTGTTGCCATCAGGCATAGCAACATATTGGATAGTGGCAGTTGTACCAGAATTTTGTCCTGTGATTTTTTTACCAATAAAATTATTGATGTAAACCGAAACATCAACACCCAGATTAGTTGGGTTTAACTTTACCGCATAAAATTGACCATCATATGCTATATTACCAGGTATAACAATTGAGCCTTCTTTAAATATATGACTACCAAAGTCTTCAATCTGGTTTTGGAGGATTGATTGGAGAGTAGTTAATTCTCTTGCCTGAACAGGATATCCAGGCTTAAATAAAACCTTGTAAAAATTATCCGCAGCGTCAAAATCGTCGTAATATGGATTGACGTTTAAATCGGTTTTTTGTGCCATCTTTTTTTAGAATTCCAGAATAATTTTTACGTCTTCTTTTTGTCTTATGTCTCTTTGGACTGTTGGGCGGTTATCAAGATAAATTAACTCGCCTGTTTTTTTATTTATCTCTGGACTAGCAAGCCCATTTGTAAAAGTTGTTCCCAAATCAACCAACTTACTACCCACAGTTACTGTGCTACCAGTGAATCCAGTATTAATAGAACCACTAAAAGGAGAGATGGTATTTGCCGATGATTCGAATGCGTAAACTGTAGAACCATTGGTTACATCATCATAATCAGTTTGATCTTTTTCATTTCCAAAATACAAAGACCTATCTTGGAAATATTTTAAAACCTTCGTCTCACTGTCATATGACGCTACATATCCCTTAGCAATTTTTCCATCATCTCTTGTTTGCGTCATTTCTCCACCAATAGTTGGAGTGCCTGTGAAGTCATCTGCTAATTTAATCGCAGAAAGTGCAGTAAATTGACTTTCTGTGAATATATTTGTAGAGTTTAACTGTTGAGGATTTTTTATAACACCAACCTGAGAAAATTTAGTATCTACAGGAAAATCTTTTGTTGATGCATCAAACCTTGCATACATCAATACTTTATCAGCACCTAACTCTGAGTAAATGTCATATCCATGCCCTCTGGAGGGTGGAATAATTGGAATTAATTTTGCTGGATTTGGTATTGAACCAGATGGTTGCAAACTTCCAAGATCGACAATACCATAAGTATATCCTTTACCACCAGTAGTTACAGTAGTGTCTGTGATTGCACCACTACTATCAACCGAGATAGAAACTTTAGCACCGCTGCCGTCACCAAGTATATTAACAGTACCTGAACTATATCCAGAGCCAGCATTATCAATATAAACCTTTTTGATTTGGTTATTCTGAACATCAGAATCGCCTGCCTCTCTTACATCAGAGATTTGAGTATCTGTTGAAGTTGCCCAATCATTAGGAACTACAATATATTCGGTAGAGTCAAACTTAATGATATCACTTGGTGATACTGAGAACAAATATTTCCAAACATATCCATCACCACTAGTTCCAGCAGCGGATGGTGCTAGATTAGTGAATGTTGGTTCGTCTTGAGAATTATTACCCTTAGTGTTGGTTCCAGAAGAACCATTATCAATACAAACATAGACTCTAAAGTCACTATTCATTACATAGAAATTAGAATCATATAACCTACTTGAGTTTGAGTTTGGAGTAGGATTCTCTATGCTATAATCATGTCTATACATGTCATAGCGATTATTCACCGTCCAAGTTACTTTTCTAATAACTCTTCTTATATTTGCACTGTTTACCTTCTTTCCAAAAAGAATATTTTTCTTGTAAAATCCAGAGTATTGAAGATTGTCAGTAGGGACTGGAACGTTAGTATCATAATCTGATGTCCTACCAAATCCTGCAGATGGTGATGTTGGGCTTGGTTGACCCAAATACACATAATAGGAATTACTTGCAGAAGTAACCGAATCTACAAAATTACTGGCATTAGAAAGTCTAAATTGATCTGTTACGACAGCTGCCATATCATTGCGTTTTTAGATATTTATACAAAGATTATTACAATTGTTTTGGTAATGAACCGTTTTCGCGAAGTCCAACATTTCTTCTTTGGACGATTGGATATGTTGATATACCCGTTGTTGCGTCTGGTACAGTGAATCCTGTAACACCAATTGATATCGCGGATCCACCTCTGCTAAATCCTGATAATCTTCCCCAAGAGAAGTTACCAACTGGATTATGCTCATCACCGAATGTTGAAAGACCAGATACAGGACTTTCGGAATGAATATTACAGGTAATAATTCCAACAGTACCATCTATATGCAGAGCGCTGATATTGTAGACATTATCCAGGAATGTTTGACCAATTCCAATGACTGATGCATCAGAATCGAATACTGAAGTTGCTCCTGTTCCAATATTTGTGTTATCAATGTAAATTGGGTATCCAACAGACAATCCGGGGAAGGTTGTTTGCTCAAGAGAGAACTCAAGTGCTAGTGGGTGACCGCCAGTGCCTGTAGTTGTTGTAATACCAGTAACAATACCAGAGAAACCTTCAATGTTAGTTACTCCAGAAATTAACTCTACATTATCTACAGCATCAGTACTTCCAATACCAGCAACAACCATCAATCCAATTGATGCAGGAGAACCATAATCAAACAAATCAGTATTATCAACAAAGATTTGAGTGTCACTTGCGGAGAAGTCACCAATAACTTTAGATACGGGGAATACTTGACCTTCGATAGAGTCTCTAGTCTTATAAACCTTTTCACCATTAATCGTTAAATCAACCTTTTGCTTGATGACGTTCAGTGGTTTGTAATCGGAATCATTTATTCCTTGATCAAGATACTTATTAGTTTCAATTCTGTCAGAAGCATCTAAGTTAAATACTCTTCTCTTACCTTGAGATTTGGTAGTTCTTATTGCATTATTCTTAAAGATTTGAACTTGATCACCCTTTTCAATCAACTGGTTAACACCAGTTACCAGGACAGTATCCTCTCCTCTTGTTCCTCTATAGAAGAAGATATCAACTTTTGATTCTTCTAATGGAGGAGCAGCAAATGAGAATGAAGTTCCACCCTCAAAAGTATATGCAGATCCTGGTTCTTGAATAACACCATCAATAATGATTAATAGAGCAGCGGCAAGATCCACATCAGAATCATCTGCTGCCTCAAAACTCAAGAGTTCATTATTATAGAATAATGGGAATCTCTTTCTAGAACCATCTTGGAAATTCTTGATAGAATCGATATAATCAATTTCACCAAACTGCCATGAAGCAAAATTATCAGTAAAGATATCCAAAACAGTTAATGTATAATCACTAACAGGTTGAGATAATCCTAAAGCAGTAACTAATCCTACTGGTCTGAATACATCACCTCTTCTGAATGAATATCCAGGTCTTGTAATCTTAAATCCAGTTACCTCATGATAAGTTGATCCAATACCAATAGCTGATGAGCTAGCACCTACTTGTACATCCAACAATAAACCAATTCCAGTATCTGTTGTATGTCCAAGACCCAATCTTGATATACCCTCAATCTCAAGATTTTCATATACTGGTTCAGAAACATCGATGTGTGGATTAACGTATTCAGTTCCTGCTGCACCAACGGAGAACCCTAAAGTTCCGCCAGCACCAACTACGTGGTTGATTATTGCACCAGAACCAGCGCCACCGCCAGATCCAACACCAACACTAAGGGTGTGAGTAGTGAATGTAGTAATTCCCAGATTTACATTATGTGCTGGATCACCACCAGATTCACCTCTTCTCTTTCTAGTGAGAGATACTGCTCTTGGATATGCATGGTTGGTTTGATAGTTATCTCTTGAGCAAGTGAATACCAAACTACCCGTTGCTATGCCAATTGTATTAGTATCAGTCAATCCATGACTAGGAATAGTGAGTTTCAAAATTCCAGTTGGTGAATCATATTCAGCATTTGTTGCTGTATAAGTATTGCCAAGATTATCAGTGATTGAATTAACTCCAGCACTTACAAATCTATGTGGATAGATAAGGTCGGTCACGGCAACAGAAACTGTTCCGCCACCCCACTCTCTATAACCAGAACCAACAGTTAAATCACTGAGGAAACTATAAACTGAACCAAATCCAACGTAATTATGGGGAATTGTGCATATACCTACGTTTGCGGTAAATGTTGTTGCTGATGTAATTCCAAGTACAGGGAATCTTTGACCGAATGGGCTGCTACCATCTGGGAAGATGGTGGTGGTTACACCTGCGTGCTCTGCAGCACATTCAAAATGAAGACCTTCCATGAAGACTTCTTCAACATTTTGAGTAAACTTATGTGGTTCTTCCGTAGTTACTTCAAGAACACCAGTAGAAGCATTATAAGTTGCAGTGCTGATCATGTAACCGTCAGTTACATTCTTAATATCAGATGTTGAACCAAATCCAACAACCACACTACCAATACTACCATTTGCTCCGATTGTAGGTGCCACGATTGCGCCATCTAATGGTGCATATCCAAGACCACCACTTGAACCAAGTGATACAATCATACCGCCTCTAGGCAGTTGACCGATATTCACGTCAGCAACACTTGTGAAGATATTTTCAGCCTGATCTCTGATACCACTGAACAGAACACTACTTACACCAACAGAATTATCCTCAATGATAGAGAAGTTATTTGCTGGATTATTAGCAGTTGTTGGAGTTTGGAAAATTCCATTAATAAACAGAACACCGTTTCCACCAGTAGTACCAATACCAGCAGTATTAGCACCACCGACATTTAAAGTAAATGTTTGACCTATTCCGGTAAACTTAGCAGAAACATCATCATAAACTCTGTTTGTAGTATAATCCTGTCTCAGATACGCTCTACCATTGAAATGTGAAGTTGGGAATGGTAAATTAGAATCAGTAGTCTGAATTTGAGGATTTCCTCTTGGTGGTTGAGTGAAGAAAATATCCTGACCAACAAGGTTATAAGCACCCTTAAAGACTGTAGCAACGCCAGTGGAATCCTGGTGTGTAGAAGCAGCACTTCCAATAGCACCTCTCTCTACAGTTACAAGACCAATCGTTCCACTATTAGTAATGGGTCCAACATTAGTTGTTCCAAAACCAACGTTTTGAACAATCATATATTCTTCATCAACTCTCAGAACGTCGTTGGGTAAAATGGTAGAAATACCACTTAAGGAGAATACGGTGGTTCCAATTCCAATTGATCCACCATTATCTCCTAATGGGTGAGATATTGGAGAGAATGTTACTGGGTATTGGGCGAGATTATCAATAGCTATGAGAGACTTAGAGTTTCTCACAGACATCTCAAGCATATGATAATTACCTTCACCAACTGAGGTAAATGTAACTGCTGTTCCAGCTTTGGTTGTTGATATTTGGAAACTATCTGGATCTGATCCAACAACAGCAAATACTGTTGGAGGTAATTCGCCTTCGATTCCAACATCATTTCTATAGTGCATGACACTAGCACCAATCCCAGCAAAAGTGGAGTTTGCTGTATAATTTAATTGCTCTCCATTTGAGAAGAAGTGATCTGTAATTGAGAATGTGCCAGTAGAGAGATTAAGTTCCGTATTATCATCTGGATTGAATACCTTGGCAAAAATTGGAACTCCATCGTGAGTTACCTTAAATTGTCTCTTATTAATCCTATCACCGTTAATGGCATTATAGAAATCATAATCAATACTCTCAGTTATAGAATTAAATGTAAGAGAATTTGGAATATTTACAGAGTCTTGTGCTTGATAGAAACATTCACTGAAAGTTGATATCTCTACAGTTTGAGAATTATCTGGTGTGAAATGAAGATCTAGATTTCCAGAAGTTATATTAGATCCGAAAGTTCCTAATCCACTTGTACTACCAATTGACAAGAAAGGTGATTGTTGTAAATAAATATCCTGATTATTGTCTCTAATCATCATAACTTGATGAAGAGCACTAGTATTTCCAACACTTACCTTAACGTAAGATTTGACAGCATTGAATAAATTATTGCTAATTGATAGAATAGTTGCGGCAGCTGAAACATTTTCGTTAAATCCAGACTGATAAATTACAGATCTTTCTGATCCATCTATCTGACCAGTAGATTTAAATCTATATGTTCCAGAACCCATTCCTGTGGTTCCAAATCCAACTATTCTAGATCTAATTTCTACATCATTATCTTTATCACTGGTGTAATTGAATGAAACCATTCCACTTACAATATCACCAGCAAACTCACCAATTTCATCTACTGTGAGTGCATTAGTGTCTTCATTAGTATCACTATAGAAATCAGAAATAAAAGTATCAGTTCCATCATGAGTCATGTAAGCACTTACATAATTCATTTCATCATTATTTTTATCAATTACTTGCACTTCAGCAAATAATCCTTCAAATTTGGATCCTTCCTCAGTGTATAATGTTGTAGTAATTCCTGTTGCTGTTGTTATTCCGTTCGAACTAACCAACTTAACAACACCAAGATCCCTGGTACCTATTCCAGAAAGTGAAGAATTAAACTCACTTATTCTTAATTTTAGATCGTAATCTGTATTAAGTGGTTCTTCTGGAGTAAACCTTAAACTGCTGGATCCAAATGCATCAGTAACAATGCTGAAAGAACCATATTCTTCACCAGCATTATGGAGTAAATTATCTCCATTATTAACTACCGTTCCTTTATCAAGAATGAAGAAATCGTTATTTGATCTAAGAACAGCAAATTCACTTAACTGAACTTCGTCTCCATCAGTATTATTAACTCTAGCCAAAATATTGTAATATGTTCTGCCACTATCAAAATCAAATAAAGTAGCAAATTGACTTGGGTCTCCATCAACATTAGAGAATTGAGAACTAATATCATCTATTGTCAAAACTTTATTAGTTCTACAATCAATAAAATCAGTTAATCTCTTGTTTTTAAATTCAATAAATTTGGAAGTATCATCTACAACATCAATATCTCTTACCAAATCAAAATTATAAAGTGTATCTACTCTTACTTCATCGATTATATCTTTGAATATAGATGTCTGATCATCAACACCATCATCTCCAATTAAATCTCCATTATTTCGTGATCCTACACCAGCTGGAGCTTCAGAAGTAATACCAGTATCAGCAAAATCTTTAAGACCGCTTGTATGCAGTATACCCTTTACAACCTCTGTTGTTTTTTTGTAAGTTAGTGGACTCTTGATAGAATAAGAAAGATTTTGATAATAATCATTATCAGATACAACCTGATTATCCAGGTCTAACATACCAACATTATCTTCCCAACCAATATTTTTCTCAATCTTATAATCAACTTTAAATATACCTTCACCAACTTCAATATCAGAAACTGTTCCTTTATTTCCAGAATCAGATCCTGTTATTTCATCATTCAATGACAGTTCGTAAGATCCACTAACCTTAATCGTAGTCTCTTCATAAGATGTGATAAACAGATCTCTTTCCAATCCACCAACAATTAGAGATTCACCAACTAAGAAGTCGGATCTCTTCTGTATGGCAATCAATGAAGGATAATCACTCTCTTTAATCAGAACAGGGACAGCACCCTGTTCAGTTTTCGCAATACCTGCACTACCAGCAGTAATATAATCAGTTCCATCAAGAGTTACTCTATCAAGAACACTGCTTGTTGTATCATAGTTTGTAACAGTGTAGAACTTATATCCAATATCTGGAGAGTTATATCCAGTTCCTGTTGTTGTATAGTTTACAACACCTTCCAAGAAGACTTTATCACCAATCTTAAATGGATTTTCTGCAAATCCAATAGTTGGTGTAGTAATTTCGCAGGTAACAATACCAACATTATCATTTGTGAATACTTTTTGAACACTAACACCGTTAGTGTTATTTTCTGTGAAAAGATCTACAGTGGTTTCTGGAAGTCCTTTTGGTTCATCTTCAATTATAACTTCAGTAATAGCATTTGATGTAATAATTGGGAGAAGTAAACCACTATCAATTTTTTTACGTGTTACTGAATTAACAATTGAAACTGTAGGAGCACTAATATAATTTTTACCTCCACTAACAATACTTACAATTCCAACAGTGTTAGAATCTCTTATTGTAATGAAATCATCAATATCGGCAGTTGGTTGCAGTGTTTTATCAGAAGAATACTCAAATCCTTCATTAATAACTCTAACACTATCTGCATTACCTATTGTATCTGAGGTTGGGACGATACTAGCATCAGTACCATTTGATCCAGTTACACCAGAGAAAACAGGAACTCTTTCATAATTACTTCCACCAGATATAATATCAATTTTGGAAATAGAACCAGTAGCATTAACTGAGTTTGTATCATACGAAAGTACATTACATTCAGTTGATGCATATGATAGATTTTCGGGTATTTCACTTAAGAATACATTGAAACTAGTGCTTGTAAATCCAATAGGAGATACTTTGTAGTTACCAACATATGCACTATCAGTGAACATGATCTCTGAATAATTAGAGACCTCTTTATCAGCAGTGCTGATATATCCACCCTTTTCCAGGTTATAATAAAGTCTTCTTGGTAAATCTTGATTATAAGAAATAGTTAGAGCTGCACCTGCTGTTACACCAGCAGTTCCATATCCAACAATCGTGAAAGATCCAGTCGTAGATATTGATACAATTTCATTATTATATTCATTATCATAATAAATTTTTAGTTGATGATCTTGCAGAGAAGAATCTGACAAATCAAATACTAAATGATTATCTTTTACCGATTCTATTCTTGGGTTAATTGGTGATATTGTCTGATTAGCTCCACCAGAACCAGTTATATTAACAACTACTGGTGGATTTGCCGATACGTTTACATTTGTCGTTGACAGTTGAATTCTATCATCATCAACTCTATAAACAAAATATGTATTGGTGCTTAGTCCACTAGCAACAGTATCAGCATCATAATCTACCTTATCACCAGTCTTCAGACCGTGATCATTAATTGTAATTATGTTTCTAGTAGTATCAATAGCAGCTGATGTAAATTCAAATGGATTTAAATGAATATTTCCATTAGAAACATTTCTCTTTACAACAACAGCAGTAGAAGTACCAATTCCAACAGAGAGTGATGGATTTACATTCAAACTAATAACATCATTTGGTTTTAGTTCATGGAAAGTTGATACAGATACCTGAGATCTTACTTTCTGAACTTTACCTAAGATTTGATTGAAGGTGGATTCAAAATAGTAAAGACTGGTGTTAGATCCATTGGTTCTGAAATAAACCTCTGAACTATCTAAAGAGGTTTTTATACCAATGGTGTTTACATTTTTGTTAATAACATAAACTGTAGAAGGTAATGGATCAAGTGATCCAGTTGGAGATGTAGAAATCGATATTGTTGCTCCACCCGTCACAAAACGAACCTTTTGATTGTTGTCAAAAGGATGATCTTCGAGAATAATTGACTTAGTTGGAATATCTCTTGTTACAGTGCCACTGCCAAACGAGAAAGTGACCGTTGAGGACAGTCCAGCAGTTGTACCAACACCAACAGACTGTTGTGGGTTAAAATATACTTTATCATTTACCTTCGAGTCAAAGAATTCTAAGTTAGAATCAATGGTTAGTGAATTTGGATTAAAGTTGACAATAGAAGTAGTAGTGTGAGAAACACCTGTTAAACTTCTCTCAACTTTTAATGCATTGTTATTCTTAAATACCTCAAAAATTTCAAAGGTTTCAGATCCAATAGAAATACTACTACCAACTGAAACATTTTGGGGAATATTAGCAACATAAATTTCAGTTGTTAATCCAGCAGTTCCACTTGGGATTTCCTGAATAAGTGCAGATCTATAAGTTGTTACTCCAGCAATAAAGTTATCATTTAGTTCTGTCAAACTCGTTGAGAATCCAGAAATAACAATACTCTCACCATTTAAAATAGTGTGTTGAGGTTTGATAGTAACTTTTACTTTTCTATCACTATCAAGAGTAAATACTGCATCAGAAAATTCTTCAACCGTTGTTGTTACATCGGTAATAGTTTTACCCTTAATTTTTGATATCTTAGAAATTAAACCACCACCACTATCTGTGGCATCAAAATTAAGAATATCATTTACTTTATAATTTTTTCCAGAGCTAACAATGTCAAATCCAGTAACAGTGCCTTTGGACTGTCCCTCAACAATTGATTTTTGATTTATAATCTCACTTGTCTCAATAATAAAGTCATTATCAGCATTCGCATCTGATACTTTATATGGGAAAGTATTTCTAAGTAATTTTGATGAATTAAAATCAAACTCTTGATTTAGAGAAATATTTTCTGGTAAAGTATTAGATCTATACTTGTTACCAATAAAATATGGGAACTCTGGATTATTTGAAGAGTTTAAGGTTGCATAGTAAGCATAAACACCATTTGGGAATTCAAGTGTCTTAGCAAATCTACCATTGTATTCATCAAGGTCTCCATTATTTGTATACTGATAATCTTCAGCAAAGAAACCATTAGCAAAAGCGGATGGTCTGTCAAAAACATTGGATGCATTGAGAACATATCCACTTCTTACTCTAGCAGCAGATGAGTTAGTATCTTCTGGGTCAGAATATCCAAAAGGTCCATAAATTGGATTTCCATCATAAGCCCATCCAATAATGCCTGAAGCAGTAGACGAATCTTCCCCAAAAGCAGTTCTTAATGCACTAAAATATCCCAGTACAGAATACTGCAGTTTATTGTCAGTTTCTTGTAGCAACTCATCATCAAATCTTTCATTGTTAATAACACTCAATGATCTAATATCAGCATCAAAGAGGGCATTAATTCCTGTTGATCTAACTCTAATTGTTGTATCGGTAGAGTAACCAATACCAGGATTAACAATAACAGCGTCTGTTAATTTTCCATTATTGATGATGGGTCTAATATCTGCTCCAATACCAAAACCGGTTGGATCATTTATTTCAACATCAGGAAGTGAAGTATACTCTGAACCACCACTATCAACAGAAACAGATTCAATTTTACCATTAACAATGAATGGATTCAATTGTCCATCTTTTCCAGTCGTTACACTGATAAGAGGTCTTTGATGATGATTTAGAATTGTTGATCCATATCCAGTTCCAGATTCGGACAAGTAAGCATCAATGATAGATCCTCTAACAACAGGAACAGCATTAATAGTCTGATATGTTTGAGTTGTTGTACCAAATCCAACAGACGTATACTGGACACTTACAGAAATGTCTGGGAATTTAAAATTATGTAATCCAGAACCTACCGATTCAAATCTAACAGGTTCTCTCTGATCATATTTGGTAAGATCAGTTCCGGCAACACCAATATTTGCTAATTTGAAAGAATTATCATCTACCTTTAATACTTTGTAAGTAAAGGATGAAACAAATCCAACAATATCGGGTGATTCCCAAGAATCTCCAGTGTGATTTACATAATTGATAATATCACCATCAATAAATCCATGATTGGCAAAATCAATACTACTTGTTCTTGTATTAATACCAACTGGTTTTACAATAAGATTTCTATTGGTATATCCACTACCACCATTAATAACATCAACACTAGTAATTGTCTTCTTAGACTTAGATGGAGAGAATTTTTGAATACCATTACCACCATCAGTCAGATTTACTGTATTAATACCAGCATTGTAATCAGTTATTGTTTCAAATAATTGGATCGTCCTATTGTTATCAATTTTAGCAAAGTAGGACGCAGTGTTGACAAGTGTAGTTGTGCCAAAACCAACAGCAGTGGTATTACCTTCTGTGTTGTAGATGATTTCTTCACCGCCCACAAAGTTGTGGTCAGTATTAAATACGATTTGATCTGTAACAGTATTGATACCGCCACCAGCTGTTTGATTTCTAGCATCGAAGAATACATTCCTAAATCTATCAGCAGTTTTTGCTTCTAATACTGCACCAGTTCCATTACCACCGGTGATACCGATAGAGACAATGTTCTGAATATCAAACTCTTGAGGATCAATATATACCTTCTCAAAAGATCCACTAATTACTGGTTGAATAATAGCAGTTGTTCCAGTGCTGGTTGGATTAGTTGCAGTGATAACTGGTAAGTTAATGACATCATATCCACTACCACCGTTCAGAAGATTTACCTTCTCTACGGGACCAAAGTATATTTTATCATCAGATTTATAGTTTGATATCTCTACGCCATTGATAAGCATTCCTGTTGTTCCAGGAATAGTCTCTTCTGCCTTTCCATTTTTAATATTTGGATTCAGAGGAAACTTCTTAAGAATTTTTTGTGGAGCAATTTCATTAGATCTCTGAGAATATAATGTAAATCTATGCCCATCATCTTGTGGAGCAAATTTTAAGTAGTTGCTACCACCTACAAATGATCTTGATGAATACAGATTAATTTGCTTCTTGTCAGAAGAAACAATAGAAAAAAAATATGAACCAGTAT